CCATGTCACAGTGCCAGTCCCGCTCAGTTTCACAAAGCGCACACCGGCAGGAACAGTGTAGGTGCCGGTAAAAGTGTTTGCCGTTACATCAACGGGTTCACCATCAGGCAACTGAAGAATCCCATTACCGTTCCCATCCGGCAAACCGAAACCCCGAAAAGCCACAACCTGAAGCGACATAGCACAGTTCTCCTGTAGATTTGGTGAGGGTTTATCACGCCATTAGTGAAACATCAACCGAGCAAAGAGCCAAGGTCTTCGAGCGGAATCGCCTCTTTCGAATCGCTCATCAACGCAGGCGCAGTCTCTTCGCCGCCGAACACCAACGGGTTTTCGTCCCACGGTGCCGCCCAGACAGGCGGGTTCTGCCAGTCGATGAACCGGATACGCACGTCAGGGTGGTCGCAGATCGCCACGCAGTATGCCAGCAAGTCGAAGGCTTCGTTGCGACGGCGGCTCGGGTTGATCCACCCCTTCTGCGGGTCACGGATTTCCGTGGTAAGCTGCGAATACAGCCAGTCTTGTGCCCAGCGTGGGAAGCGAACCTGCCTGCCAGTCTCGTCTCGACCGAGCATATTCGATACTTGGTCTTTTACGATATTCGAGTTCACCAGCCACACCGGAACATCGCCACGCGCAATGGCGAAGCGGTCCTTCTGCTGAGCGTTCGGATAACTGACACGCAGCGGTGCGGTTTCTGTGCGCGACGGTGAACCCTTGACCAAATGGAAGCGGTCGGACTTACCTTCGCTGCGTAGCTTGCGGTAGAAGTCGTAGGCGTTGGCCGTCACGCCGTCAGCACCGCCAGAGTCACACGCGACGATCTTCACCGCCATGCGTCGCCCCGACTGGTCGTTCAGCGGATAGGAACGCTCCATCACCTGATCGACCAGAAGTTCCCAATCCTCGGGGTGTGCGGCGGGGTCTAGTCCTTCGCGTTCTCCGACTTCGTTGAGGCGTGCTGACTTGGTGATCTTGAACATATCGACATGGTAGATGTCGAAGCCAACACCAATGCCGAAGATGTGAACGACAAAACTGGGGCGTCCGCCTGCCTGCACGTCAACGGTTGCAACAAGGAATCTGACAGGCTCGGGAACATAGGGGTCTCCATTTGCATCGTGACCGCCCCAATCTTCGGCGCGGGCCTTCAGTGTCTCGGGCAGGCGACCACCTTCAAGTGTCTTCGGTAGGTACGCTTCACCCTGATCGACGTTGACCGTGGTTCGCAGCGGCCCTTCGTCGCCGGTCGCTTCAAAATCGTTCAGCGCGTTAAGGTATTTCTTGACCAGTTCCGGCCAGTCGGTGAAGCCTGCGGCAGGCCCGAACATCCAGAACGAAGCCATGTCGCTGCGTCGCGGGGTTCCGGTGATTTCGTCCGTCTCAGGGTGCCAGACTTGACCCGACTTCACCCACTTGCCGCCGCGATTTAATTCACGCTGCTGGCTGGGTTTCATCAGACCGCCGCAATGCGGACACGCCATTTCGGTCTGCTCGGCCATTTCCATGATGTCTTTGGTTTCGAGGTTCGGCCAGACGAGCAGTTTGAATTGAGGCTGGAACGCGCTGCCGCAGTGTGGACAAGCCCAGTACCAGCGGCGGCGGTCGCCACGGTTATAGAGACTCAAGACACCCTTTGTCGGCGGCGCTTCGTGCGGGTCGTTCGCCATCCACTTGGGATCTTCAATGTCGTAGCCGGGGCTGGCTTCTGCGGCGCACATCCCGTAGCGGCGGAACGTCTGAGCGCGCTTCGCAGCCAGATCGAACGGCGAGCCTTCACCGTCCACGTCGAGCGGCATACGGTCCATGTCCATGAGCCAGAGACGTGGAATCGTCTTGCCCGACAAGTTGTTGATCGTCGGCCATGTCACCAGCAGCCGCATCCCAGACAGGAAGTGCTTATCGAACACGTTGTCGTTCTGGCGACCGGGTGTCAGGCGGCTGCGAAGTTCTGGGCTGTTGCGCAGCGCCTTCGCCAAGTCTGCCTGCGACCAGTCTCGCGCTGTGTGTTGGGCCATGTGAACGACCATCATGTCAGCCGGATCGGTGATCGCGGTGTGACAGAGCCAGTTTATCATCATGGCCGACTTGCCCGTTCGCGCGGGACCGGCGAAGGTCATGTAGCGAAAATCGAGGCTGGTCAGCACGTCCATCGGCTCGCGCAGATAAGGCGTCTTGTCGAGGCTGAACGGACCTTCGTGCTGACCGGGGTTCTTGACGATGTGATACCGCTCAGCAGCTTCCGAGACGCTGATGCGCTCAGGAGGTCGCACCGCATCGGCAGTAGCGAGAATCATTTCTTCGATGGAGTTGTAGGTAGGCATAAGGTCTCAGAGCAACCCCGAATAATAGTCGTGCCACATCGAGTCCCAGTGCTGGTGATGCCCAGCAGCACAATCACGGCACAACCTGACGCGGCGGTTCGGATCGGCAGGTGTGTCTTCGCGCCCGTGATAGTTTTCCCAGTGATACTGCGTGCGCGAGGACTCAAGTTCCACGCCTCGGACAGCGCCGCAACGCTCGCAGCCTTCGAACAAGACTTTGGATAGCGTGACCCAAAGGCTCACGACTCGCCAGTACACCTTCCAGCGGATACGGGTGAGGCGGCTCATTCCACATCACTCCCATCTTCGATACCCACGCCCACCTCGGCAATCCGAGACGGCGTGTGGCTCACCTTCGGCAACTCAACCAGTGCTTCATGCAGATCCTTCTGGAACTGGTCACACGCAGCCTGCAACTTCTGCATCTGGTCGTCAGTGATACCTTCTTCACGCATCCCCTCAGTGATGAGCGGAATGCGATCCTTTATCATCATAAATACGCGGCCCATGACTTCGAGAACCTTCTCGGTCGGCCATGCTTCGCCTGTTTCGAGCAGTGTCTTGTTGCGGATGCGCTCTGCTTCCCAGAAAACCTTGCTGATGTTCGTCGGCATATCAGCGGGGTTCAACGACCGCAGATACGTGCGAATATCCATCTTCGGCTTGACCAGATACGGAACCACCGACGCGAAGTCGTAGAGCGGTCGGTTCTGGCTGGTTCCGGCGTGACCCACTGGCGTCACCGTCCTGAGTCGGCGCTGCACAGTTTCTGCGTTGAGGCGAAGCACCTTGGCGAGAAACGAGACGCCCACTGGCATATAGAATTTCTTCTCATCGACCGCGTGGCCGCGACCAGTGGACGACATTCTGATCTGCCGCTGGCCTTCCGCTGACTGGTAGAACGCATACATATCCGCGTCCTCGACCGGCGTGTCTTCCTTCACCTCGGGATAGGTGGCTTTGACGCGGCGGCGGGGTGCGGGCGTCGGTTCATCGTCGAACAGTGCGTCGAAGTCGTCGTGTTCACTCACAAACTGTCTCGATAGTACCTAGAGAAACCAAATGTTGATGCACAAATTCGATGGTGCCGAACTCGCAGATAATCAGCCGCTCGGCTTCTTGTTCACCAACAGCCTCGACGATTTCCTCATACATCTGCGCACACTCCCAATACCTTGTGCTGCCATGCCTCGACATCGCTGCTCAGCCAGAAAGTCTTCTCGGAGTTCGGATACTTCCGCGACTTGGGGAACGTCCCCTCACCGATGCGCCGATAAATCTCAGACTTGGAAAGCCCCGTTTTCTGAATGACGGTATCCAGACGCCAGAACTCCATCGCTGCGAGTCTCCATTTTCAACATTCTGGTGATTAGGTGATTAGCGGTTGATGGTCAAGTCGCGTAAAGCGTGGGGTCGGTCACACCCGCGTCTCTGAATGCCGACTTGCGTAAGCGGCAACTATCACACTGACCGCAATGGAAGTCACCTTTTGGATTGTAGCACGACCATGTGTTCGAAAAATCCACACCATATTCGTCACCCAGTCCGACGATTTCGGCCTTTTTCAAGTTTACGAGCGGCGTTTGAATGGTCGGCTTCGAAACTGTACCCCGCTCAAGGGTGAGGTTGAATGCTTCGAAATACTGCGGTCTGCAATCTGGATAGCCTTCGTAGTCGTCGGCGTTAGCACCAACCCATATTGTAGATGCGCCTATACTATCTGCGTAGGCTGCGGCTAACGCGATCATCACAGTGTTTCTGGCAGGCACATAGGTATCCGCCAAGCCTGACGCCGCTTCTGTGCGTGGTTCCTGTGGTGATGTTTTTAGGAGTGTTGACGCTCCAAATCTGAACAGAGGGACAGGTAAGATTTGGTGAGAGGTTATCCTACCACTCTCTGCGACCCGAATAGCCGATTCAATTTCTCTTATGTGCCTCTGGCCGTAATCGAAACTTATAGCGTGAACCTCAGAGGTTTGCAGAGCAATCGCTAATGTGACAGTCGAATCTATACCGCCTGAAAGAAAAACTACCGATTTCATTTCACACTCCCTTACGTGAACAACAACTCAAAAGGATCGGGCAGTGACCCTGCTCCGTTTAACGCCTCAATTCGTTCAACCAGAACTGCGGCGCGCGTCTCACGGCTCTTTGGTTGATATGTGCCCTTCCATGCTTTGTCGATCTTGATGTTTCGAGCGACGTTTGTGCTGTCGGCGCTTGCTAAGGGTAGAACTGAGAAGATTGTCGGGTTCAACATTCGCAGTCCGTGAAGTTTGCAAATGGGTTGCCCATGATTGTCGCATATCGCGTGAATCGCGCTTGTTGCCCTAGGCAGGAACTTCCGAGGCGATGAAACATCATATTTGCCGCTCGAACCAATAGCCACGCGAGGCCAGATACGAGCGAGTCGAACTAACCTTTCGATTGACTCGTTAATGTGCCAAACAACTGCGGCTTCGTGCTTCGGAAACGGCCACTGCTCTGCCAATGTGTCATTTTCATCCTCAGAACCTTCGATGACATCGGGAACAACCGCAAAATCGAAGCCGGGATGTCTGCGCCACCGTTCCACCCACTCATAGTATTTCGGCCAATTCACCGGCTTCTCGGCCTTCCAGAATGAGAAAGCACCGTTGTCCAGCGCAAAAGATTGGCACACTTCAGCCGCCAATCCAATTTGCTGCGGATGGGCATAACTTACGAAAGCATGGCGACCCGACCATGCCCTGAGCGCACAAGTATCTGGGGTGATCGGGCCACCGTGATAGTGAATCATGTCAGTCGTGCTGCGCAGGCCAGCTTTCAGGATCAGCCAGTGCTGCACGAATATCCGACGCCATCGTAGGGTTATCAATCTCAACTGAGTCGGCATATGCATTCAATGCGACCAGTGCGTGAGGGACACGCCCCGAGTAATCAAGAACAATATAACGAGCAGTAGGGTTGCAAGGTTTCCCGTCCTTGCGAGTCACGGTGAAGCGGTCTTCGAAACCACCTTGAACAAATCGACTATCGGTCATTTTCTATCCTTTCAACATAAGCGTAGATACGCTCAAGAGGGCGCTTGACAGCCACAGCTTTACAGCCGTCGAGCGATTGCAGAACAAACTCTGCAATATCTTCGCTCCATGCCAAGTTATCTGGCAGTAGCGAGTGATCTAACGTTTTCAAAACGGCGACGAGTTCTTCTTGGAGTTCACTAGCATTGCGACCGGCCAAAAATGTAGCCTCGACCTCCCAAGTGTGGCCGTGAAGCTGGCCGGTAAACTTGTCCTTATGGGCAGCACAAAAAACTGCACCGACTACGATACGCTTAACTATTTTCATCGTACATTCCAAACCTTATGTGCCTGAATGTTCAAACGCCATTCTGGGTGTCGATGAACATACTCAAATGCCAGTTTAATGTTTCTTTGAAGGTTCGGCCCGTCCATTGGACTGAGCCACTTGAAGCGAGCATCAATCAAAGTAGCAACCATCTGAGGACTGATACCTTCTTGAGAGTAAACCAGCTTCAGTTCGTCCGCTGCTCGAACGACAATATCGGTTCCGGCTTTAGGGCTGACGCAGATCCAATCAACATCTGGTAGAGGTCGCGTGCCATTTGTCTCGACCGCGACTAAGCAACCTAACCCTCGAACGGAATCGACAAGTTGCTGATCCAATTGAAGTGCCGGTTCACCCCCAGTGAAAATCACAAGCGGTGCCGCGAAGCGCCCAATCGCATCTGTGATTTCACCCAAAGACATACGAGTACCACCGATGAAGTCGGTATCGCAAAACCGGCATATCGCAGTTTCTCGATCTGCCTCGCGACCACTCCACAAATTACACCCAGCGAAACGGACAAAAACTGCCGATGTGCCGCTGTTCGCGCCCTCACCCTGAACGCTATGGAAAATTTCTTTGACTGTATAAGCCAAGGGGTCCGCTCCTTTTCAACATTCTGGTGATTAGGTGATTAGCGGTTGATGGTCAAGTGCCTCGCTGATACGCTGCGACCTGTCCAACAACATAGGAGGCGGCTGATGATCTATCCCCGTAACGCTCGGTGAGGGAACCCAATCTGCCGCCGCCAATCCGAATATGATCGCCCTGCTGCCGAGTCACGCGCAGCAGGGCGTTTCACTTTCTGGTTGACTGGTTTCCGAATCGGCTATATCTGTCGCCTTGTAACCAGCCCCGCAGGCCCACAGCAGCCCTCCCTCTGCTAGTGTGCCACCTCGGAACCCCCAGCTTGAGGCGCAAGTCTCGCTGGGGGTTTTTCTTTGTATAGGGTATAGAGGCTGCGGATTGCACTGCAAAGGCTTGATGCAGTTTCATCGGGAGTGGTGCGGAAACGAGCGGGCGGGCTGAATTAACAGTCTTAGCAGGTCCGTGACGAACCACCGCTCTCGACCGATAACAGCGGCACAGGTGTAAGGCGGAAATAGCGCCATTATCCCTCGGGAGCCGAAGCCTTTCTCGTCGTGGGTAAACGAGACTCAGTGTTACTGTTATTGGGAGTGACGGTTTTGCGTTGCCGAGTCTGGTCAAAGGCTGAACGCGAAAGAGTAAGCGCAAGACGTGCTAGTTCCGTTCAGTGGCGCACGAAAGCCAATACTGAGGGGACCGTGGGTTCGAATCCCTACCGCTAATCGTCACTCCCACATCCCTTCAATCCGCCACTCATCCAATCGGTCGGCCCACCACTGAAGCATTGTCTTCCGTTGGTCGAGATACAGCGCGGAATTGTAAGCGCCGCGCACCGAATCATCCGAATGCGCCAGCGCCATTTCGATCCAGTCGCGGTCGAACCCCTGCTCATTTAGCACGGTGCTGAACAGCCCGCGAAAGCCGTGGACGGTCTGCTTGCCGCGCCAGCCCAAATCATACAGCGCATAGATCAGCGCATTGGCATTGATCGTCGGTCGCCTCGGGCCGGAAAACAGATACTCGCCGCGACGGTGGGCCTTCAGTTCCTCCAACGCCGCCAGAGCCTGCTTGGACAGCGGAACCCGATGCTCACGGTGCATCTTCATGCGCTCAGCCGGAATCACCCAAACGCCGTCACGGATCTCTGACCAGCGCGCCTCCCGTGTCTCAGTGGTGCGGGCTGCTGTGAGGATCGTCCACTTCAACGCCAGCCTGACGACCGGAAACTGATACCTGTCAATGGCGCGCAGCAGCGCCGGAACATCCGTCACGTCCACCTTCGCCATATGCTCGACCCTTGGCCGTGGTCGCATTGCCGCACCGACTCGCGCTGCCGGATCTGTGTCGCAGTAGCCCATCGCAATCCCGTAGCCGAAAATCTCCGACACCTTCTGCCTGAGCCGCCGCGACACGTCCAAGGCACCGCGCTCCTCGACCTTGCGTATCATGGCGATCACATCGACAGGCTTGATCTGGTCGAGCCGCATCGCGCCTATTTCTGGCAACGCGTCCTGCTCGATGCGACGCTTCACGATGTCTATGTGTCGCGCCACCTTCCCTGTCTCCCAGACCTTCAGATGCTCGCGGAACAGTTCTTCGAAGGTGATGGTGCGCTGGGGTGTTGGCTGCTCGCCCATGCGGCGCTTCGCTCGACCGGCGAACACCGCGTCCCTCGCGTCCTTCAGGTTGATCTCGGGGAAAGAACCGAGCGACACCGTTTTTGTCTTACCGGCGTCCTTGAAGATCCACTGCCAGTATTTCGAGCCGTTCGGCATGACCAGCAGCGACAGTCCCGCGCCATCCGCCAGTCGGTAAGATTTATCGCGCGGCTGCGCAGCCCTCACATCATCGGTTTTCAGCTTCATCTGTTCTCCCTCAGTTGTAACGAAGGATTCCAGATTTACAGCCCTATTACAACTCCCACTGGGACGCACTGGGACGCTCTAAGAAGAAAACCCAGCAGTTTCAAAGCTGCTGGGTCTCCGTGGGACTATGGATGGTAGCGGGAGAGGGATTGAAATGATGTTGTTTTTATTAGATTGATTGGCCCAAACTCGCAAAGTTACAACCTTACCAGCGGCCCAGCCACCAAACGATTCGCGCCAACCATTCCCAGCGCAGCAACAGGGCCGCGACATTCTGACCGCGCTTATCCCTATCGCCCTGCATCCGCGCGATCTCGGCGGCGCGATAAGTCCAATCGCCAGCGCGCTCCGCAGCAATAATTTCCGCGCCATGCCCTGCAAAGTCGATGGCCTCGATCTTGCGGCTGAAGCTGTCCACCGCCGCCATCACCAACGCCTGCGCAAACAGTCCCAACGCCAAAGGTTCGGGCGCAACAAAAACGAAGGGTAGGCCCGCCGCGATTGCCAGCAGCTTGTGCAGCCGAAACTCGCCCTTTTCCTGAATGTGCGCAAAGGCCGTGTTGCTGCCACCCGGATTGATCGGCCCAGCGGGCTTTACAATCCGCATAGCGTTATGCTCGGCATGGTTCCCCGCCACCGTGGGCGGGAACACGAATAGCAGCAACCATAGGGCGGGCAAGAACGCCATCAAAAGGCTCATGCGTAAGCCCCCGCGTCAACCGTTCCGCTAGTCTCGCGCGCGGCTGCGGCAAAGTCGCGGGCAAGCGGATATTGGCTAAACAGGTTGCGTGCAGGCGAGCCGCCTTGCAGATCGTAGTTGCCGCCCGACGAACCCGCGACAGGGCCGGGCAAGGTTGTGGCGCGATCATCGACAAACAGGATATTCCCGCCGTTGATAACCGAGCCGATCCCCGCGTAAGCCTGACCGAACGACAGCCCGCCGCCGCCGCTGTCCAGATTACGGGCGAAATTGCCCGCGCAGCCGACGCCGTGGTGGAAGGCGAAGTTGCCGGTGCGGGCACCGTTGCTCATGAACACGTCGCCCTTGGTGTTGATCTGCGGGCCGATATTGCCCTTGAAGCTGACCAGAACGTGCGTGCGCGCAGTGCCGACCGTATCGTCATAAATGACGTTGTATCGCCCGTAACCTTCAACCCCTGCCGCAGTGTTGAAGTGGCAGACAAGATGCGTCAGGTTGCCGTTGTCGCTGTCGCCCGCGATGCGGATCGCCGGGTTGCTGGTCGAACTAATCCACGGAACGACGTTCTGCACCACTGCGCCCGCCATGTTCTGCCCCGCGCTGGCGGTGCGGACGTAAATGGCCGAGTTTGTTCCGGGCGGGCTGGGCAAGTTGTTGTTGTAGATCAGGAAGCCGCGCTGTGCTGCCGGATAGTCAATCCGCGCAGCGGCAAGGCTGCAACCGATAACATTATAGCCCTCGATTGCGAGATTGTTGAAGCTGCCGGTCAGCCCGCGAATGATGCGATTGTCGCCAGCGGTGGTGTAAGCAAAGCCGCCGTTGTAGTTGCTCGCCGCCATACCGAAAACGGACAAGTGGGCATTGCTTTTCATCGCGCTCGCCGCGCCCGCGTTGCTGAAATTAAAGGAGACATTGCGGAACTGCGCGTGAATTTTGCGAGCGCCTTCCCCGAGGAAGCCAAAATCAGCCGTGCGGGTGATCGTCATGTCCTCGAACATGATCGCATTTTCGCTCGTCACCGCGCCGCTATTGCTTGAAGTCCAGAGGCGAATATCCGCAGTGCCCCATGTGACGTTGGCAGTTGCCCGCGAAACATCAGGGTCACGCTCGACGATGATACCTGCCCCGTCCATTCGATAAGTGCCAAAAGACACGCTACCCATGTTCACGCTGTTGGTGATCCGCACGCGAGAGCCAGACAAGACATTGGTAGAGCCGCTGCCCAGCACCGCCGCGAGCCGCGTGATCGCTCCGCCTACCGTCAGCGCAGGCGAAGCCTTGGCGGTTGCCGCATTGGTTGATACCACCGCCGTAGCATCGTTGCCGCTGCTCGAAACGTAAATCAGGTTCGGAGCGGACGCGAGGCCAGTACTCTTGTAAAAGAAGCGATTGGAAAAACGGAACTCGGTTTCGCTGTTGCTTTCCAGCACAGAACCCGAAACCCCAAACCACGGGAACACCTGCCCTTGCAGCGTAATCGTCGCATCATTGTTCAGCGAGGTAATATCCAGCGTGCCTGCAAACACCTCGGGTGCCTGCGCATCCTCGCAATAGCTTGAGAGCGTGACTGTGCTAACAGTCTGCCAGGCAGTTGTATTAGTCCCGTCAGTGGCTCGAACGCGGACGCAAACGACTTGCCGCCCAGCTCGCGCGTCGCGGTGGAACGCGATAATCTCCCAAGGGATACTGTTGCCAACAACAATACGGTCAGCCATGCCCCAAGTTGCAATCGGCTTGGGGCTAACTACGGCGCTGTTGTTGGTTGCGCCGATGATCGTGTCGGCGGCGTAGATGTAGTCCGACACGGCCACCTTGTCTGTGGTGAAGCTTGCCTGATTGGGGAACACCTGCCGCACCCGCTTGGTCAGCAGCAGGGTGTCATTAATGGTGGTCGCCGTGCCGTTCGCGTCAAACCCTGCGCGGCCCACGGTGAAGGGCGTCAGGCTAAGATCGGTGGGGTTGGCGACGGTTGCCTGCCACCCGTCAGCCGCAATCGAAGTGAATGGTGCGCCAATGGGACTCGCTGCCGCAATAACCCCGAAAGACAGGGGCATATTAAAAGTTCTCATTTCATGTCTCCGGTGAAATACCATGTGTTTGCGGCACGCTTTCGGAGTCCTATGACAGAGTGCTTGGCCGAACTTCGACTAAAATTCTCCTTAACTTCCAGAGGTTGCAGGCCCGCGCCCGCAGTCGGAATAATGTTGCCATCGCCCTTTTGCAAGATTTCAACGAAACAGCCATTCGGCGCATTCAGCGAAGCGTCGCTTGGAATGGTAAGAGTAATGTCGCTGTTATTGGTAAAAACCAGAATTGCGTTGCAGTTTTCTGAAGATAGAGTGTGAGTCGTTCCCGTAATTACAAAAACGGGAGACGCCGCGCTCGGAGTGTTGTCTTCAAGCAATTTGGCGATACTCGGAACCGTACCGTTATCGGTTGTCACCACGGTATCGGCGTCGCCGTTAACGATCTGATCGAGTCGATCCATATTCGTAACCGACTTGGAAACTGCGGCCTGATACTCAGAAGCTGTGGGCATAGGTCAAGAACCCCGAAAAATGGTTTCCCCAAGGCTCTATCACTTTGATGTTGACAGTTCAACCCAATCGCTGAGCAAATGTCTGGATTCGTCGTAACCCCTTGGCTGACGTTTTCACCTCAACCATGCCACCTCGGTTCGATCCACGCTCGATAGCCGACTCCGGTATCTCGTAGATTTCAAATGTAAAGCCCCGCTTGACAGTTCCGAGAACCACTGCCTCGCTGCTGACCGGAACCCTGAATACACCGTCTTCTGCAACCACCACTGCGAAGTCGTACTTCGCACCTTTGATGATGGCGTGCAGATCCACGCCGCGCTTCTGCTCGACCTCGCTGGCGAAAGCTGCGTGGCCTCCGTCCATTTCAATCAACCCTGCAACCAAGTTCACAGCGCCGCGTATCTCCCGCCCCTTGATGATGGCCTCTCGCGGTGCCAGTCCCTTATCGACACCGAGCGACAACCACGACATATCGACCTGAAGCAGTTCGGCCAGCATCGCCACCTTGTCTTGACGCGGCTTAGCCTCACCTGCGAACCACTTCCGCACTGTCTCGACGCTGACTTCTTCCTTGAATCGGCGCTTCAGTTCGTTCTGCACCCAAGTCAGTCGCCCCTTGTGCAGCGGGGGACATTGACCACCTGCTGTGCAAGCGGAGTCGAGACGCTTGGCAAACTCGGGATCGCGGATGATGCGTTCCGGTGTCAGAGCGATCTTGCGGGCGGGTGACATGGCGTCTCTCCGTTCTGTTATGGTCGCAGTAGATGCGCCTTGGGGGAGGGTTTGTCAAGTCTATGTTGAAAAGTGTTTCAACTGAACAGAGTGTTGAAATCCACATCGGTCACGATTTCCGCTTCCACGGCGTCAATGATCGCCCGCTGGTTCGTTTCTTTGCTGTCGAGCGCCGCCACCACTCGCTCATCCACCGTGTCCTCTGCCAGAATCTTGTAGATGGCGACGATGTTTTTCTGGCCGGGACGCGGGAGTCGCGCATTCGCCTGAAGGTAGAGTTCAAGGCTCCACGTAAGGTCGAACCAGATGGCGATGTGCCCGCCATACTGAAGATTGGTGCCGTGACCACCGGACTTCGGGTGCATGAGCAGTTTCTTGATGCGACCCTCATTCCAGTCTCGGATTGCGGTGTCGCACTCGTTGAAAACCACCGCGTCAGGGTGGCGCTTCAGGATCTGGTCTTTGCTGAACTGGAACCCGTAGAAGATCAGCACCGACTCGCCGTTGGCCTGTTCGATCAAGTCGTCCAAGGCGTCGAGTTTTGCGGTGTGAACGGCTGCGATACTGCGGTCCTCGCGGTACATCGAGCCGCCGCTGAATTGGAGCAACTTGTTGGTCAGAACGCCCGCGTTGACGGCTTCAACGTCATGCAGATCGCTGACAAGGGTTCGTCGGAATCGTTTGTATTCAGCCATCGCCTCGGGCGGCAGTTGCACTTTGACGGGGATGTGGACAGGATCTTCGACCAGCTTTCGCGGGGGAATGCTAATCATCACATCTTTCAGCCGCTCCATGATCTCATCATGGGCGTAAGAGCGCGGCTTGATTTCACGGCTATACTTGTTCTCGTCGAACCAGCGCGCCTTGTAGTCCTCAAGTGTTGTCCCGAGACGTTCACCCTTGTCGATCAGGTAAATCTGCCCCCAGAGGTCGAGCAGTTCCCCCGGTGTGCCGGTCAACTCTACGACTTTCTTCACTTTCTTGCGGGCTGTGGAGAGAACGCCGAAGGCCGTCTGCTTACCACCTTTGCTGACGACAGTGGTGCCGTCTGACCGCTTCCGCTTGGTCTTGGTAGTGCGCTTCTTTCCAGCTTTGAACATGGAGGATTCGTCGATCACCAACCCATCCCACGGCCAGTTTTCAACGCTGCCGAGTTCCTTGGAGAGCCAGACTAAGTTTTCCCGGTTGATGATCGTCACCTTGGCATTTTTCGCCAGTGCGTATTTCCGTGCTGCTGGCGCTCCTACGCAAACAGCGTAGTCGAGGTCGCGCAGATGCTCCCACTCAGCAATTTCGTCGGCCCATGTGTCGCGGGCCACGCGCAGTGGTGCGATCACCAACCAGCGGTCGATTTCATCGTGCAAATCGACAATCGCGGTCAGAGTTGAGGCGGTCTTACCCCCACCCATGCCAAGGACGATCATGCAGCCGTCTTTTTGCTTGATCGTATCGACGATGAAGTTCTGGTCGTCGCGCAGCATCGAGCGGGGTCGAACGGGTCGCTTAATCATAGAAGCTGAGTATCCGCTTTGCGTGATCGCGGTCGTTGACCAGATGCACCTTCCAGCCTGCGGCTGCGTATCGCTTATGCTCGCGGGCTTGGAGTGGGTCTGCTGCGTTTCTGCCGGGGCGCTTGAATTCGATCATCACCAGTTGCCCGTCACGAAAGAAGAAGCGGTCAGGGCACCCACGCCGACCGACATACTGCATCTTGCGGACCAGCCACCCCTCGCCTTCGGCCCATGTCACCACGTCATCTTCGACGCTGGCTTCGAGTTCCTGCTGTGCCACGTTACACCGCCAGTGCGAACCAGAGGGGTGCGCTCCATTTATACAACCTGATCGGCTTGATGGGGTCGGGGCGACGGTCGAAGCCGACATCCATAAGCGTTTCGCGCGCTTCCTGAATGTAGCGCTCGTAGTCGATTAGGTGCGCGGGAAACTCGTCGGGCAGATCCATCATCGGAATGCAGCCGTCAGACTTCGGAACCTTCTTGAAGTTGCCAGTGCGCGGGTCAGGCTTCTTGTAGAAGATTTCCTCGCCGTCGATCCCCCAGATGTAGCGCACGACCTTTCCGAGATATTGACCGCGCCATGTCCCGCCGCCTTGCACGTTCACCACGGTCACGAAGCCCCTGATGTCGGTGCAGCCGCGTATCGTGTCTTCGATAGGAACTCCCTTCGTGATGAAGTCCACCACGGCGTCCGAGACGATGGTAGCTTGGGGGTTCTTCATCAGAGTACCGCGCTTATCCTTGACGCGGCCATTCTTGTCGCGCTCGCGCCACGGGTTTGCAATGGCACCTTTCAGCTTTGCTGAGCCGTCTGGTTTGACCGCGATGTAGGTGTTGACCGACTGGTTGTAGAGGGCTGAATATTCGGTATCCTCAAGCACGAATCCAGTGTCGGCTTCCCACTGCTTCGTGATGCCCTTGAGCGTGTCTTCCAGATCGACAGGGCAGCGGAACACCACGCCATCGGTGTTGGCCGACACGACCGAGATACCGGCGCGCTCGGCCCGCTCGATGAGCATGAGCAGCGACAACTGACCTGTCAGTGTCACGGCAATGAGCAGGTGCGGTGCGTAGAGGATGGAATACTTTGACCCCAACTTCCCGAAGACTCCGTTCAAGGCGATCTTCATGCCCTGATCGACCACCTTGTTGCCTGCCTGCTTGGCGGCAATACGGTCGTCCCTGATCTTGCGATACACGTCGAGGAATACCGGCCCGAGCGACTTCGGATACAGGCCCGAGCCGAGAATGATCGCCGGATAGTAGCTGGCGACATCGTAATCTCGCATGAAGTGTTCTTCGTCGGCGTGAACCGCACGGTTCTTCTCGGTGCTGTGCAGCCCGCCAATACCCATCGCGTAGGTGGTGTCTCCAATGATAATATTCGCGTCACTCAACCACTTCGGCAGTTCGACCTTACCTTCGCGGGTGACATAGAACTCGGTGCCGCGAACGCGCTCCAAGATGCTGTGCAACTGGTCGCTCTCGAACGCCAGATAGGGCGGCACCTTGTATTGAAACGAGGTTCCCGATGGCGTCTCGACCTTGTTGACGCGCTGCCCTGTTACCTGCTCGACGCGCTTCTTGATGATACCTTCACCAATCTGCGAGTCCGACTTGGACAGGAAGTCAGTCTCGTATTCCTTGGACAGCAGGGCGCGCATTTCCAGCGCCTCGCGCAACTCGTCGAACAGAGAATGCGTGTTGATGAGGTCGTTGCCCATGTAGGACAGCACATGATCCATTTCTTCTTCGGTCAGGTGCGTGTCGGGGTCGTATGGAAGATCCTGCATCTTCTTGGCGTGCATCCGGCCTGCGAGCGTCTTCAGCGACGCAAAAGCGTTCGGCTGCGGCTCGATGAGGTCGATGAAACTCCATTTGCGAGGCACCACCAGTCCGAGTTGCTGTTCGACCATCCAGTATTTCACGCCGCCGACAATGATGCGGTCGTTGGTGCGCTTCAGTTGCTCGTTGTCCTGCCCGTCGATCACTGCGGCGCACATCGGCGCGTCGTATGACTGCCAGTTGTAGCCGACGATAGTGTTGTTCCTGAGCAGCGACACCAAGCGGTCGCGGTCGATCTGGCGACGACGACTATGCTCCATCACCAGCGTCTTCCCATCGCTGACACGGCGGAAACCGATGGACCAAAAATTTTTATAACACTCAGTGTCGCTAATAAGCGTTTTTTCCGCGTCGAAGAAGGTCATCCGAAGATGTCATCCTCATCATCGGTCGCTACGGCACGGCTTCCCTTCAGCGCCATCCACATTTCCGAAACCCAGCGAGCCTGCGACTTCGCATCATCGAGCGCATTGTGCGCTACGCCCTGCTGCACCTTGGTATCGACGCCCAGATGCGAGCCGAGATCCTTGATGGTGCGACAGTCGCGCACGTCCCAGAACTTCCACGGGGCGCTGCCACCCAATCGCCCGTAGGTGTATTCAAGGATGGTGATGTCGAAAGTCGCCCCATTGCCCCAAACAGGTGAACCGCTGCGGTAGTAAGCGTCGAACCGCTTCAACGCATCAAAGACACTTTCGCCACCTTTGATCGCGGCCATGCGCGCAGCGTCTCCCTGCTGCATCCACCACTTCACGGTACTACCATCCGCTCTCCCGACCTTGAAGGAATCTTCAATGTTGATGGAAGCGTAAAACTCGTCACCCAACTTGCCAGTATCGGGGTCAAAATAGACCGCTCCGATGGCGACAACCGGCGCGTCGAAACGCTGACCCATTGTTTCAAGGTCAATCATAATGTGCATAAGAAATTCCCGAAAAGTGAGGGGCGACACCGCAGCGCCGCCCCAAGGTGGAAGTCAGCCGAACAGATCGTCGTCGTCCGAGCCACCCGACGCGGTGTCACCATCGTCGAGGTCGTCCAGATCGTCATTCAGATCGTCGAAGTCATCAGCATCCTCGTCGCTGATACGGTAGCCACCGGCCATGCGATCACCAGTCTGACGCGACCGGATGAGGTGAATGGTGCTGAAGATGCCGTCGCCGCCGTTGTCAGCGCCGGTCACACCGTAGAACTCGACCTTCACATCAGCATAACAGCCGCTGTAGCACACATCGAGAATCTTGCTGTTCGACGCCTCAGCACCCTTGTCGGGATTCCAGACCCAGTTCTTCTTGCGATCCATGATCGCAGGACGCTTCGGGTTCTTGGTGCCACCGGGGCCGTAGCCGGGAACGACCATGCAGCCCGCGTAGCCGGTGTAAACCTCATCATCGGCATTGGTGAACTTCTCACCCTTGCGATACTGGATACGCTTCGGATCGTCTTCGAGGATCTTCTTCCACTTGTCGGGCTTGCCCCACGTTTCTTCCGACGCTGCGGTGATCGCAGCCAACACGGCCTTCTTGTTGGCTTCGAATTCCGGCGTACTGGGTTCGAGCAGCAGGTTGCAGCCGTGCTTCGGCACGCCGTTCTTGACGGTCGCCTTGGCCTCACCGAGCGAGTCAGTGAAGGACAGGCGCACGTTCTTCAGCGTGGCGATGCGGGGGTTCTTCTTCTTTTCATCAGTCATACAGTTACTCCGTGGCACAGTGGCACAGTTTCTCAGTGTCAATCGTCGTCCAGATCGTCGAAGTCCCCTGCGTCTGTGAACGACTCCAGCGCGGGTCTATCGTCAGCTTCGTCAACCAGTGTCGGCTTGCGAGCGCCTACGATTACGTGTTCCTCGAAGATGGGCTTCCAATCCTCGGGAGAGATAGCCTTACCCGCTTGTGTTGGGGTAATCAATTTCTTGGTGAAACTTTTCTCAGCGAGACGGGCAGTCAGCGCCTTCTCAGCCGCCTTCGGGTCTTTCCACTTGTCGGGGTTCTTCCGACCCTCGACCAGTTTCAGACCCGCTGTGTCGTCGCCGTTCATCGCCGCTTGGAACAGACTCGCATGAACGCTTTCGAGCCACTTCTTGATGAGCGGCGCATGTTCCATAATGACGCGGCGACGTGCTGGCGTGAAACCCTGTGGATCTGGGAGCGCCAAGTCTTCCAGATCGTCGAGGTCGCTGAAGTCGTCCAGTCCAAGGAAGGACAGATTGAACTTGTGATAGGCGTCGCAGTCGTCTTTACCAGCGCACCACAGACACGCATCGACGCTGGGATTGCGCGGCGGCTCGGGCTGGCGTGTCGCCTCTGCTGCGGCTCGGGCTTCCTCGCCAAACTCTAACAGTTCTCCGAGCGTCACCGTCCAAAAGCCGCCACCTGCTGCGTTGCGCGGCTGGTCGATGTGGATGGTCACGGGGAACGCCGGATCGGTGATGTGCGATGCGTACTTCTTCCATGCCCCGAGCGCGTAGAGGCGCAGTTGCTTGTTGCCGACTGCTTGAACCGCGATGCCCCTGCCCCATTTGAGGTCAGACACGAGGATTCCGCTGTCAGACAAGATGACACGATCCATCGTCCCGAACTGGTTCTCCCCGAGCCAGTCTGAGAGATCGACGCGCGCTTCGCCGTAGAACGTGCCTTCCTGCTCTCGAATCCAGTCGATGCCGGGTTGCAGTGCGTCGGCGTCGTCCTCAGTCCATGTGAACGACCAGTTGACCGTTTCCACTTCGTCGGTCTTGATCCACCTGCCCGACGAGTCCTTCACGCTTTTGCGGCGCTTGCCGGTGATGTTCGTCACCGTGCCAATCATGTCGTAGGCGTCGAAGCCGTGGGTCAGGCAGAAGTCGCTGATCGCATGGGCTGCGGTGCCCTCGGCTGCGGCCTCATTGTCTTCGTTGAGGTACTGCGCGTTGACATCAGGATAGGCGGCGCACTGCATCCAGCCCGAAGCTGATGATGGAGAGAGTTTGGCGTGGGCGGTGTAGTCGCGCTGCTCAACAGTCATCCGTACCTCTTCTGTGCCCATGCCGACCAAGCGTCGATAAGTTCCTGCAATGTCGAGAAGCGTTCGTCACCGACAAATCGCAGATTGGTCGGATCGCCCTCGAATTCGAATGCGTCGGTGTTGCAGAGAAGTGTCGCGCAGAGCAGTTGCCCCGGTGTACCCTTGAAATTGGGATCACAAGACGGCGGGACCGGACTCTGGTTCAACCGCACCAAAAAGCAGATGATTTCCAAATCCAACTTCTCGAAATATCCCCCGCAGTGGACCCCGAGCCAATCCCACGGGTCGAATTGTGTGATGGCCTCATCGTCAGTTTCTCGCTGACACCTAGCGCGAAATGCTGCTTCCCGTTCGTCTTCATACGCTTGTAGCGCGCGATACTCTTTCCAACCCATTATCTCATCACTCCCTCAAAAGGATTGCCCCGCCACACAGTCCCATGCAGCGGGGCAAACTCATCAGCAGAACAGATCGTCGTCGTCTTCGGCAGCGGCTTCAGCGACCTGCTCGACCACCGGCTCATCCTGAAGCGGATCGCCAGCAAAGTCATACGGGGCGTCATAGTTGACCGGCAGACCCTTCACATGGCGCTTGAGGAAGAACATCGCCTTGTCTTCGTCTTCGGGCTTCAGTTCGCTCATCTTCCCCGCTCCGAAGTGACCAAGGATTCCCATGATGGCGACACCGCGCTTCTTGTGTTCGTCGCTACCCTTCTCGGCCTTGTCCAGCCACCGCTTCGACACGTCCTTGAACGGCGGCGGTGCGTCAGGCGCGGCGGCAGGGGTTTCAGACGCAGTTGTGGCAGCGGCCTCCCCAGACGCCGTGTCGGCAGGTTTTTCGGATGTAGTCGGGGTATCGGTCGCGGGGGTCTCCGCTGCGGGTTCGGCTTCCGGCTCGGGGTTCTTCTTCGGGCGACCGCGAGTCGGCTTGTCGGGGTTTCCCGCCGCCACCTTCTCGATTGCGGCCTGCTGACCAGCCAGCAGTCGCTCCTGATTGTGTGCGACCTTTTCCATGATCGCGGCGAGAGCGGTCATCGCCTCGGTGTTGGCGGTGAGTGCTTGTTCAAGGCTCATAGGTAAGTTGGTCCCTTCCATGTTGGGGTTGATGTTTTTCGACGTTCCGGTGCGGCTGTGAGCCAACGCCGAGTCGCTGCACCTTAAAGCACAGCGGCGTTGCTGTTTCAACCCCATAGTGAAAAAACCATCACCACAGGGTTGAAAAGTGTTTCGGCTGGCGCTACACCCCTAACCGAGAAACCTTCAACTAGGAGAATACCCAATGGCGTCCAGCCGCCGCGATCAGTGGGCCGATGGCCCGCTCTACACGTTCCTCAACGACATTTTCCCCACCTACCGGACAGTCCTCGGCAAGTTCGACGTGCTTCGTCTCGCCAAGGAAATGGGTCTGTCACATGAGGCCGTCTACAAGTGGCTGCGCAAGCGCGAGGGTCGCTGCCTGACGCCGCAGAACGCCGAACGGATTCTCGAACTCGCGCTCGAATCGCCCAATGTCGATGCGCTGGTGGACAGCGGCGAACCACGACCGACGATTCGTGACTTCGACATCTTCGTCTATGGCAAGGCCACCTGACGCTCCGCTTTCTTCAGGACTTACACCTATGAAAGCGGGACGATTTTGTGAACGAATTTGATGATTCCATTCTAGCGACAGCGAGGGAACTGAGCAGTCTCGGTTTTTCCCTTCACTGGTTGCACCAGCGACAGAAGCGCCCCATTGGGAAGGACTGGTCCGAGCGGGGTTTCCAGACCTTCGAGGCGCTGCGCAATACGCATACTGGCGGCACCAACATCGGTGTTCGCCTTGGCGAGCCTTCGCGTCTCGCTGACGACCGTTACCTTCATGTGATCGACGCTGACATTCGTGTTGCCAGTCTCGCTGACGAGGCGATGGAGAAGCTGCGCGAACTGCTGCCTGTCGATCCTGACACGCTGCCAATGGTGCGCTCGGGGTCAGGTGGCGCGTCGTTCCACCTCTACTTCGTCACCGACAAGCCGTTTCGTTCGAAGCGTCTCGCTGTCTCTGAGGGCAAGCACCGCGACAGCGAGGGTCGTTGGCACTACGACTGGGAATTGGAACTGTTCGGCACAGGCAAGCAAGTCGTGTTGCCGCCGTCGATCCATCCGAGCGGAAAACCCTATGTCTGGGAGCGCGAGTTCGACAGTTTCGCAGTCGAGTTCGACGACGCCTACCGGATTTCGAGCGACGATCTTGCGCGTCTCGCTGTCGCTGAGCATGACCACTTCGATTACGAGGATGTCCCTGCCCTAACCTTCAAGTCGGGGCAGATCGAACGCATCTTTGCTGACATCGAGTCGAGCCGCATCGACGACTACCATGATTGGGTGTTGTTGGGTCAGGCGATCCACCACCAGTTTGGCGGCAGCGACGAGGGCTTCGAGATTTGGGACCGCTTGTCACAGCAGTCCGAGAAATACAGCAGCCGTGGGATGCGTCGCAAATATGCGTCCTTCGGCAAGTATCGCGGTCGCCCTGTTACGATGGCGACCATCAGCCAGTGGGCACAGGAAGCCCGCCTCGCGGCGCTCGCTGATGATTTTGACGACTTGGAGGATCTGGACGATGAGGAAGCGGAAACTGCTGGACGAAGTGATCTTCATTCAGTCGGGGGTGACTTTGCGCACCTTTTTGATGATGAATCTGACGATGCTGGCGGTGACGCTGGGGATAGCGTGGGCGGTGAATCAGACGACCCCTTCGACGCCCCCGAACCCGTCAAACCTGACCCAGCAATCAAGTGGCAGTCGCTGCTCGATGTGAACGAAGAAGGTGCCATCAAAGGCACGCTGCACAACATCGCCCTGATCGTCGAGAACGACCCGCGCAGCAAGGGAATCATCCGCTACAACGCCTTCGCGGACAAGCTGGTGCAGCACACCACTCCCGGCACGCTGACCCGTCGCAAGAAAGCCGCCAAGCCGACCATCCAGTTGGAAGGTGAAATCTGGCGCGTGCGCGACCCGATGAACGGCGACCCGTGGATCGACACCAAGGACGCGCTGCTGCGTCGCATGATCGAAGCGCCCAAGACTCAAGGTGGCTACGGGATCAAGGTGTCCGACCGTGACCTTGTTGCGGCCATCGAAATCTGTGCTGCGCGCAACTCGTTTCATCCGGTGCAAGACTACCTGAAGTCTCTCACATGGGACGGCCAGCCGCGCATCGACAACCTGTTCATCGAATACCTGAAGACCCCGAACAACGCCTACTATCGCACCGTGGCACGGCTGAGCCTGATCGGCGCTGTGACGCGCGTGTTCGAGCCGGGTCACAAGTTCGACTTCTGCGCCATTCTCGAAGGGCTTCAGGGTCGCCGCAAGTCCACCTTCATCAAGGTGCTGGGCCGCGACTGGTCAGCGGAACTGGACGGCGACTTCGCTGACGACCGTGCCATGATCGAGAAGATGCAGGGTGCATGGATTCTGGAAATCCCTGAACTGTCAGGCTTCACCAAAGCCGAGGTCAACCACATCAAGGCGTTCATGACTCGTCAGGAAGACCGCGCTCGCATGGCCTATGCTCGCCGCGTGTCGATCTTCCAGCGTCAGTGCATCTTCATGGGATCTACGAACGACCGGAAGTACCTGAAGGATGAGACGGGTGGGCGGCGTTTCTGGCCGGTCGAATGTACGCTCGGACCTGATGAAGAAATCGACACCGACCGGCTGGCCGAGAACGTCGATCAGATTTGGGCAGAAGCGTATCAAGCCTATCTGGCGATGCGCGCCGAGCAGCCCTTCGGTACGTTGCCGCTCTACATCCGTGACCGTGATGCTGCCAAGATTGCGCTTGCGCTGCAAGAAAGCCGCCGTGTTGAGAGCATGACCGACAATCTGCGCGGGATGATCGAGGAATGGCTGAACAAGCCCCACTATACCGGCGACATCGCTGACGGCGATGCTCAGGTGCGGACGCAGACCTGTGCCGTTGAAATCTGGGTCGAGTGCTTCGGCGGTGATCCCAAGAAGTTCCCCTACCCTGAGTCGGTCAACATCAACAAGGCGATGCGCTCGCTTGAAGGGTGGCAGGAAGTCGGACAACGGCGTTTCAAGAAGTATGGGCGTCAGAAGGGGTACGAAAGGGTGTCGGGCTAAGCGACACCCCTCTACTCAATCGAACAGGAAATCGAAGTCGGCTGGAACTGCGAAAGTGGTTCTGGCCGATTTTACGTGCGCTGGAACGCATTGTCCTCGGTTCGTGTAGCGCCAGTTGTCGCCGCATTCGCAGGGTAGCCCGCGATAGCGATGTGCGCCTAACATCTTAGCAACTTCCCGCATCTTTCGATCAGATTTGTGGGTGAGAACTGGAATCATTTTTCCGCTGATAAGCAGACTAGACCTTTCCTTTACGAAAACCTTCTGATTACCTCTGTGGCTACCCCAAATCAGTTCGAATGAATTGCAGCCTTCGCAAGCAGCATTTTCAGATTTGTACAAGTTACATCCGCACTCCGAACACAAGTCGCCATAATAGTGATGCTGACCAAGCTTAACAGCCTTCACC